CCAGACATTCCCGCGTCCCCGATTCCATTCGTCATTAAGGAAGAGAGGGGAGTTGCAGTTGGGAAATCTCGCTCGTACTCTTCCTTAAGGATATCAGTTGTTAAGAAGCACCATTCGGCATCGGAGCCGCAAGGGTCTTGGATGGTCGGGTCCATGTAGACGGAGAACTGATTGCGGATTCTACCAATTCTTATCTCTTGCTCGAAGGAGTCTTCATCTATCCAATCGGTGAGCAATCGGAAATACCCTTCCCCGGTTATTACCTGGGCGCTGCAAGCCGTATCGTAAGCAACATCAGCGTCGGAAATATATTCGATGTGCCGGATTATTCCAGTATAGACTTCCGCCAGATCATTGTCAGCTTCATCATTAACTGGGATGGTTTTGCCAGAAGGGCGATTCTGCCGTTGGTCGTTGGTAACCTGTTGGACGTGCTGCGGGAGTTTGTTGATTGTTAAGCAAGGCCGCGCGGAAATGGTTTGCCCTTGGGAAGTCCCGCGAGTGCTTAGGACATCGCTCGGCCATTGCCATTGGTTGTCTGGACTGCCGGCGAGAAACTTCAGGTCCTCCAGCTCAAACCCCCGACTCTCCGAGAGTGCTGCGATTGCCAGTTCCATCCGCTTCCGCGCGAGGCTTAGCAATTCAGTATTATCTTCCTTTTTCGGCATCAGTTCCCCATCCAGGATGTTGAGTTTATAGCGGCAGGCATATCCATCCCGCCACGGATTAATTTCAATTGACTCTTTTGCTCGGAATTAGCATTTGGTTTCCGCTTCCCGCCGAGCTTAGCAGCGCCCCGACCAAGGAGGCCGAGGGTATCGACTCCGTCGTCAGGGGAGCCCGCGGGGAAAACAAGAGCTTGGCGTTGGAGTTCCGCGACCCAAGCCGCCCTAGGCCAGAATAACTTCCCACTCCCGGCTAGCGCGATGCTTGCCTGTGCATTCGCTTCTTTGTTATTAACCGCGGCAAGATATTCCAACCGACAATTAACCTGCCTTTGCCCCATGCGGCGACGAAGGGTCATTTCCATTGCCCTGCGAATAACCCCCGATTCTGCGTACCAGCACAAGGGGCTCCACTTCACCATCATATCGATCTGCTTTTCAACCCAAACACCGGAGTCAACTTGCCCCCTCCACCAGTCCAATAGATATAAAGCTCCATCTGACCCGATTGCACCAATTCCAAACTCAGTCCAATCTCCACCATCTGGCGTAACCGCGCAATCTCCAGCTCCGATAATTCGTACATCTTCTGGCAGGTCTCTTCCATCATAGGTCACCATATCATCTTTAAGAAACAGAATACCTTCCGCGGGCGCTGGGATTTGCTGGTAGAGGCTAGACCAGGTTCTGCGGTTGAGGCGGAATTGCGACCAATGCTTAGCATCGAACCACTCCGGCCAAAGCATATCCCCGGCGGCACGGTTCAGAGGATCGGTCTTGGGATGCTGACACTCGGCCTGCAAGCAGATAACTTCCCACTCGAAGCCGTCTTTGCAGACAAGGACACCGGATTCTCCAGACCAATCATCCGGAAGTATCCGCCCTGAGAGGTCGTTTTCGTTCCAGCGAGTTTGAATGATAATAATCCAGCCGCCGGGGATTAGTCGAGTTTTGAGGTCGTCTTCGTAGGCTTGGAAGGTGCGCTTTTGGATCAAGTCGGAATCTGCGTCCTGCCGACCTTTGACTGGATCGTCGATGATCAGCCCGTGCGCGCGGTTTCCGGTAACGCCGCCCAAGATTCCGCATGCGATGTATTCGGAGCCATTGGTCAGAGAAAACTTGTCCACCGCGCGAGATTCCTTGGACAACTCAACCTGCAGCAGTCCAATAGTCTCTTCCGCTTTCAACAACTGCCGAGTCCTCCGCCCCATTGTCTTCGCCAGATCATCCCCATAGGAAGCTAGGATAACTCTGCGATTTTTCTCCTTGCCGAGGTACCAGGTAGGAGCAACCACGGAAGCATAGGTGGACTTTGCACTGCCCGGCGGGGCCATTACCATCAGCCGACCGTGCGGGGTGTCCATGCAGCGTTGAATTGCGCGCAGGATTAGCTTATGATGCAGCGCTTGTTCAGTTTCGATCAGCGGGATGCGGGCAGATTCATCAGCGTCTTCGCAAGGGGAGCCGGGGACCGGAACGCGTGAAGCAAAGACCTCCACACTCTCCCGCGCGGCTTTCCGCTCCAGCAAGACCGCCGCGGCCTGTTGTCGGGTTATGGATGCTTTAGTTGCCAATCTACGCTCCCTGAGCTATTTCCATCAGCTGTTCATCGCTCGCAGTCTTGACGTTGATGTTGTTTTGCACTGCCACGTTCACCGCGCGAGCGCCATAGCCTAAGCTCCTAGTACTAATCTCAAGCGCCTTAAACGCAGTCATAACATCCCCATACTCCCCGGTCACCGGATTCTTCTTTGCCAGCTTTGCTTCAATGATATCCAAGCTCTGCATAGCCATTCCCTTCAACCGCTCTTCGAAGGTTGCTTGCAACACCGGGGAAACAATCTCTGTTTTCCGCTCGGCCAGCCTGGCCTGAAACGCATCCGAGCAAACTATCCGGGAAATCCACGCTTGCGTATATCCGAAGTGCTCTGCCAATTGCGCGCCCGATACATCCGGCTTCGCAATAATAACATCTATCATTCCGTCATGTGTGTAGCGAACCCGCTCGATTGCGTTCGCTGCAGAGTCTGTTGATTGAAGAGGGAGCATAAGCATTACCTAGTTAAAGATTGGATTTGATTAGGATCAGCTTATAGTATGGAGGCGCGGCTGTCAACCCTTTTCTTTCGGGATTCCCGTCTGGATTATTTCCCCGTAATCCCCCCGGATAATTATACCAGGATTGCTGGAATTTTACGCCGACTACCTCCCGCTCCAGTGTGGCGAACGGGGAAAACCCGCAATTGATGCAACATTAGCTAATTCTGGAGGAGTAATTCCGGGGGATAACTATGCAGGTGGTGGTGTAGATGGGGATGCCCAGCGGGGCCAACCCCCATGCGCTCTCGGCCCTCCCCTCCCCCCGGTCCAGCAGAATCGGCCCTGTGTGATACCTTCCTAACACGCGGGGGGATTAGATAGGAATGGTTATCGCCTAACAACTTTAGAGTATGCTGAGAGTAGTGGTGCATACAAGGTGGGGCAGTGCGGGTGCTAGGGACGTATGAGTAGGCCGGGCGAGTATGGCGGATATTGCACCCCGGAGTATTTCCGGTCCGGGTAGGTATGTGTAGGCTGGTGGGTATGGGGTATGCTATGTGGGAGCTATGAGTTGGTGCGTGTGGCTGGCAGGCAATCTCACCCCCCTATGTGCTATTTCTCGCAATGGAGCAATCCCCCGTACGTGTAAGCTTAAAATGTTAGTTGATCCTTATTTTTTTTTTTTTCATTACAAGAGATAGGGGGGACTAACGGGGTTAGGGGGGGGGGGGTGTTAAAAGACGCATCGAATGGAATAGGTAGGGGGGTGGGAATCCAATTATACCCCCTACCATACTACATAGCATCCTACATAGGGGTTTTTCGCCACATAGTCACGCATAGGCACTCGCATACAATAACTATAGGCACCAGGATATTGAGCAATTATTCGGAATTTCGAGCGTTTACCCTTTCACCGCACTGGCCGACAGGCTGTATTTTAGGGTATGCAGGGATAAAAACGCATGGGGTGAGAAAATAAATGTTGACGGATGAAATAGAATATGCGATATTAGGGCATAGGATGAATTTGGAGCAGGGCAAACAATCAAACGGGAGACAATAGCAATGGCATGGATAACAATAGATAACGCCTACGGAACTTGGGAGATTGCCGGAGAATCAAAAACAAAAGCCGACGCAATAGAGAAAGCTGTTAGAAATTGTTGCACCGGATATAAAAGTAGTAAGATTAAAAAAAGCGTTTATGAAATTAGAATGAATAGTAGTTGTGCGTGTGCGTGTAAAAAAGAGAAACTTGAAGAACTAGGTTATACTAATTAATAGGGAGACAACAGCAATGAAAATGACACATCAAATTAAATTAGGTTGTATGGTAGTGGATATTGTAGCACCGACAAAAGAGGGC